AACTCTGTAAACACCGAATGATCCCCGGCCATCAATGGAAACGGCTATACCATATTGACGATGTAAAAGCCCTTGAACAACTTTCTGAGTCGTACAGGGACAGAATCACCAGCAATGAGCCGAGACTGGTATTGCCATTCTGGACAAATACAGGTAAGCTATTCGCGCTTACCTGTAGGTCGTATGAACCAGATGCCAAACTCCGCTACCTGATGTTGAAGCTGGACGAGAATATCCCACTGATCTATGGGTCGGAAATCATTGATCCAAAGCGGCATATCTATGTGGTAGAAGGACCGATCGATAGCCTATTCATCGATAATTGTATTGCGGTTGCTGGATCAGATTTTAAGAAAGTCCGAAAGATTTTGGGTACCGAGAACAGCACCCTGATTTTTGATAATCAGCCAAGGAACCGTGACGTTCTCCGACAAATGCGTGAAGCAGCAAACGCTGGGTATTCCTTGTTTATCTGGCCTGATACAGTCCGTAGTAAGGATATCAATGATTGGTTTCTCTTGACAGGAGCTTCAAAAGATGCTATAATGGATATTATAAATGAGAATACCTTTAGTGGACCAGCGGCAGTCGTAAACATTGAGAATTGGAACAGAACATGACCGTAAAACTGGTATCATATACCCAACCGACGGCTGAATTGGCCGCTCAAGGCATCGTATCCGTGGCAGACCAGATTGCCTATTGTGCAAGAGTATCCAATCCGTCTAATCAACTTAACAAAGCATCCAATGAAAAGCTTATCGACTATTTGATCCAGCATAAGCACTGGTCTCCCCTGGAGATGGTTGAAGCCACTCTGGAAATTGAGACAACGAGAGACATCGGTCGCCAGATTTTGCGCCACCGATCGTTTGTCTTTCAAGAATTCAGCCAGCGCTATGCCGATCCGACACAGATGAAATTCGAATATGGCGAGGCACGTTTACAGGATACCAAAAATCGCCAGAATAGTATTGAGATGGAAATTTCACCAGAGGCGATCCAGATAAAAAGTGGATGGCATAAGGCCCAGGAAGATATTGTTGCCGAGGCAGTCAGGGCATACGATTGGGCCATCGATGCTGGAATTGCCAAGGAAGTCGCCCGCAAGGTTCTGCCCGAAGGCTTGACCACAACTCGCATGTATATGAAGGGCAATATTCGCTCCTGGGTTCACTATATAATGTTGCGTAGCGGGAACGGGACACAAAAGGAACACCGAGATGTTACTTTGGCCTGTGCGGACGCAATTATGGAAATCTTCCCGATGATGCAGGAATTTGTAGGATAATAATAATAAATGGATAACCAACTCCCCACCGAGTACCAGAACTTCATACATCTAAGCAGGTATTCAAGATGGATACCATCAGAAAACAGACGAGAAAACGTGGAGGAAACCATCAACCGGTATTTTGATTTCTTCACCGACCACCTGCAAACCAACAATGGATACAAACTGACAAGAAACGTCCGTCGAGAGTTGGAAGAGGCTGTTTCGGAGTTAGGCGTTATGCCTTCTATGCGGTGCCTGATGACCGCCGGTGAGGCATTGAAACGAGAGAACGTTGCGGGTTATAATTGTTCTTATGTACCAGTAGACTCTATCAGGTCCTTTGACGAAATTCTATATATCCTGATGAATGGAACCGGGGTTGGTTTCTCGGTCGAACGGCAAGATATCGTTAAGCTGCCCGAAGTTCCCGACGCCCTATATCCCACAGAAACAACCATCATCGTGGCTGATTCTAAGATGGGTTGGGCTAAATCGCTAAAAGAGCTTACCAGCCTGTTGTATGCTGGGCAGATTCCTGGCTTCGACACAAGCCGTGTCCGATCTGCTGGATCACCACTAAAGACATTTGGCGGTCGAGCATCTGGTCCTGAGCCTCTTGAGGATTTGTTCCGCTTTGTCATTGCTACGTTCCAAGCAGCCGTAGGCCGTAGACTGACCTCTTTGGAATGCCATGATATCGTCTGTAAGATCGCAGAGATTGTGGTTGTTGGTGGTGTCCGTAGATCGGCCCTTATTTCGTTGTCCAACCTGTCAGATGATCGTATGCGCCATGCCAAATCTGGTCAGTGGTGGGAAACTAATGTCCAACGCGCTCTTGCTAACAACTCTGCCGCATACACTGAAAAGCCAGACATCGGCATTTTCATGGAGGAATGGCTATCGCTATACAACTCCAAGTCAGGAGAACGCGGCATATTCAATCGTGCGGCTGCCGAACGAAAGATCGCAGCCTTGTCGCGCCGTGAAATCGGACATGAATGGGGTGTGAATCCATGTGGTGAAATTATCATGCGCCCAAGGGGATTCTGTAATTTGTCTGAGGTTGTCGTCCGTGCCAATGATAGCCTAGAGACATTGAAAGAGAAAGTCCGTCTTGCCGTCATTCTCGGCACATTCCAATCAACCCTCACCAACTTCAAATATCTCACCAAGAGATGGAGAGAGAATGCTGAGGAAGAGAGATTGTTGGGTGTGTCTCTTACGGGCATCATGGACAACATTATTACGAATGGTGAGTGTGGTCTAGGTATTACAGCCGACCTCCTTGATGATCTTAGAGCCGTCGCAATTGCAACCAATCTTGAGTGGTGCAAGAAACTAAAGATTAATCAATCGGTGGCTATTACTACCGTGAAGCCTTCTGGTACCGTATCGCAGTTTGTCGATTCTGCCTCGGGCATCCATTCTCGCCATGCGCCGTATTATATCCGTAGGGTTCGTGGAGATAAGAAAGACCCGCTGACCCAGATGATGGTTGCCGCAGGCTTTCCATGTGAGGATGATATCACAAAAGCCGATTCCACAACCGTTTTTGCGTTTCCACAGAAAGCGCCTGCGCGCGCTATTACTCGGAACGATAGAACAGCGGTCGAACAACTTAAATTATGGCACGTGTACCGTGAGCATTGGACAGAGCATAACCCATCGATCACGGTGACGGTCAGAGAACATGAATGGATGGAAGTCGGTGCCTGGGTATATGAGCATTTTGATGATGTTGGCGGGGTGTCATTCTTGCCGCATACCGAGCATACCTATCGCCAAGCGCCATATGAGGATATCACCGAAGAGCAATATAACGAAATGATGGCCGCTATGCCCGTGAATGTTGATTGGTCTAAACTGAGCGAATTTGAATTGATGGATACCACAAGCGGAAGCCAAGAATTGGCATGCACGGCGGGCGCTTGCGAGATTGTTGATATTGGTGGGAATTTGTAACAATACATAGTAGCATCTAAGACTGTAAGGAGATGCTACTGTGGAAGAAGAAAATATAGAATGTGACTCTTGCGGAAGTGAGTTTTCGATTGTTCCTACCGCAAATTGTGAATCGGAGGAAGTAAGGCACTGCCCTTTTTGCGGGCATGACATAATGTACGGCGAAGAGGTTGAAGGTTTCGTGGAGGAGTTCGATGATGAATTGGACCCTTGGGAATAAAGAAATCACAGAGCCACCAAAAGGATATGCAGGGTTTGTTTATCTGATTACCAACAGTGAAACTGGCATGAAATACATTGGACGAAAGTATTTCTGGAGTGTTCGAAAGTTAAAAGGCAAGACAAGACGCCAAAGGTCAGAGAGTAACTGGCAAGATTACTATGGTAGCTCTAAGGTTTTACTAGAAGACCTTGAGAAAATTGGTAAAGAAGCATTTATTCGGCAAATGCTTTCAATTCACAAAACGAACGGTGATGTAAATTATGAGGAAGTGAAGCAGCAATTTATTCATGATGTCCTTGAGACCGAAGGTTGGTATAACGAGAATATCAACGGTAAGTGGCACAGAAAGCCCGAGCATATAATGGAAGCACGAATTTATGGCTGAGCCCAATATATCGACGTATCCGAATCTACGGATCAATTTTTGGGGAATATGCAAATCGGCTAATACTTACATGAAATTTCAACTATGGGCCGCCGAGAACAAAAGACCATTCGAGCCCATTCTCTTTGACATTGAAATCCATAACAAGGTGAAAAAGGTATTGACTCCGCAAGGCGCTATGAAAAATGGTTTCTTGAATATCTCATTGACGCGCCATCCGTTTGAAAGATTTGTGAGTATGTGGCGCGATATGGTTAGAACAAGACCGCATAAAGTAAAATCGTATCTCGGTGGAAATGCTTCATGGACACCTCTTGAAATGATCCAGAAGATATCAACAAAAGACGATGATGAAATAAACGAACATCTTAGAACTCAAGGCGGAATACTTGGAGATTATAAGATGGATCGGATTTTTAAGATAGAGAATATTCACGATACTTGGGATTTGGATATTCCACTTGATCGTGAAAGAAGGCACGTTAGTGATCCAGCTAGAGTCGAAGCGACTCAAGAACTTGTTGAAGTAGTTGAAAACCGCTACTATAATGATTATGAAAGATTTGGTTATGAACGTAAATATATTCCTTGATAGCGCCAATCATCCTAGATTCAAAGAACTCTTGATCCGATTGGGAGCCACTATTTCCAATGACGATGAGGTCCGCTTCAAATTGGCGCCGGGCGAAGCCGATCTGGACATTATCTGGGGATCGTGGAAAGACAGAGATACGCCCTGGCATAACATCAAACGAGAGGTTGTTGCCAAGTCGAAGAAATTTCTGGTCCTCGAAACGCCTCTTGTGGGTAGAAAGCCTACGCAAGATATCATGGACGATACGTGGTACCGCGTGGGCATCAATGGATTTCTAGGCGATGATGGATTCGCCCATACGAAGAATTCACCATCAAACAGATACCACAAAATGCATACCGAACTGGGGATCACATTTAAGCCCTGGAAAATCGCCGGCGACCATGTGGTTGTATGTCTTCAACTCCCGGGAGATGCCTCACTTCGTGGAGCTGACATCGGAATGTGGGCTGTCAAGGTATGCCATGAGATTAAGAAATACACCAATAAGCGGATTATCCTTAGAACGCCCCAATTGCCCCGGCATTTCAATATCAACGGGCTACCCAACGATGTTGTTCTCCAACAGGGAACAGCCGAAAATCTTCAAAAAACACTTGACATGGCATATTGTCTTGTGACATATTCAAGTGGTATTGGTTCCGAAGCCTTGTTGAATGGAACACCCGTGATCGCCATGAGCCCAGCATCCATGGTATATTCCATATGCTCAAACTCTATCGATGAAATCAACAACCCAAAATTGCCTGAACGCCTTCACTGGATTTCAGATATCGGCTATGCCCAGTGGTCACAGGAAGAGCTATATAATGGTGACATGTGGACATATATTAGGAGCAAATTATGAGCGAATTACCCGATCACCTTGGCGGACATCTAGATAAGGTTCATGTGGATGTGGGCTTGCTGGATTTCCTCAAGAA